GCCCGTCCCGATACGTGGCCGCCATCTTCGAACACGACCGAGCCAGGTTATAGCGCCTCGGTCGTACTCAAAGCAGACAGACACTTGGCGCATAGCGCCGGACATACAAGGAGCGGAAATTGACAGACAACAAACGCGCGGCAGACGATGCGGAGCGGGAGCAACTTGAATTGATCGTGCGATGCGATCCGACATGGCTTCTGATGGACGTCAAAAATAATACCCATTTCGACGCAGCGCTACTCGAAAAGGCATTCGAGCTTGCGAAGGAACAAGCCCGAGCCGCGCTGTCGTCCCGCGCCGATGGCGGCAAGGGTGAGGCGGTGTATCAGGTGCGAGGAAAGTTAGACCCAGACTACGGCTGGACGGACCACAGAAAGAAGGATTTCGATGTAATGCGTTCTGACCTTTTCGAAAAACGCGTGCTCTACACCACCCCGCAAGCCGAGTGCGCACCGCGTGAGGCGGTGTTCCCGGAACGCGATGAATCGAAACCGGCCGAGCAGCAAGGCATTTTCCGAAAGTTCGAAGTGCGACGCGTAGACGGCAGCGACCAGCCGGGCGGCAAGCACCACGGATGCCGATATTTCGTGCTCGACATGGATCACGATGCGCACGCACCTGCGGCGTTGCGGGCATATGCCGATAGCTGCGCAAACTCGCATCCGCAACTTGCCGCCGATCTGCGCACCGAATTTGGCAAGGGTGAGGGGGTGGCAGCGCGCAAGCTGGACGCGGCGCGCGGATGGATTGAGGATCGCGAGCACGGTGACAACTGCTTTGTGTCGAACCAATACGTGGGAGACCAGGGATCACGTTGCAACTGCGGGAAGGACGCAATTCTCGGTTATTTGGAGTCGGACACCGCCCCACAAGTCGAATGCGCACCGCACACATACGATCCGGCGACGCAATGGGGAGATCCGAATTTCGACGGTGCGGAAGCTTACGAAGCGCATTTGGAAGCCGAGTGCGCACCGCGTGAGGCGCAGCCGGTGGGGCCGAGAACAACGCTCAACTATGACGGCACTTTTGATACCACGTGCGCTCATTGCGGTGGAAACGGATGCTTTGCTTGTCTTAAAAGCGCAGCCCCTACGCCTGAGCGTGCGGACGCCGACACAGCGGGGGCACATATCGCATCCGTGTACGAAGACAAGGATGGAATGAAATACGTTCAGTTCGACATCGAAGACGCAGAAGATATTCCGATCGGAACAAAACTCTATCCGGGCACGCGAACCTTGACTCGACACGAGGTAGAGGAAATTGCGGGGTATGTCGAGGATGAATGCAGGGCTTGCTCTGGAATGACTTCGCTCTACGTTGCGGCAGAAGCGGCAGTCGAAGAAACGCTTATGCGGCTTTCCCTACCGGTTCCTAGCGACGAGTATTTCGACGCGGTTGACACGGAAACAGACGCTATGCTCAAACCCGCAGCAGGCGCGAGTGAGCGTGCGGACGCCGACACAGCGGGGGCGAATCCCGGATGGCTGCATGTGGACGAAGTTAAAGCGCTCTGCCGCGACTTTTCCTCACGCACTGGCAATGTGTATATCAAGGACGTTGAGTCCGCGCTCGATGGTCTGGCGGCTCTACCTTCTGCTGATCCGACATATCCCGCGAGTGAGCGTGCGGACGCCGGGAAGGATGCGGCGCTGACGGATGAGCAGAAGAAGGCGATTGCGCAAGATGTTCACGTTACATGCTCTTGCATTCCGGGCGCGACGTTCTACAACGCCGCGGAAATGGCGATTGATGCAATCCTAGCCGCGAACAAGGGGTCGCAGAATGGCCGGTAACAAAAAACCTCGCAAGCCGCGCAAGTTACGCGAGGTCAAGAACCACATCATGTACTTGCAGAACGCAGACGAGCCGATGCAGGGAGAGGAACGGCTCGAAGTGCTGACGTCGGTGCACATGGCCGCCCTCTCCTTCTCGCGCGGCACGGCAACCAAGGCGGAATGGGACACGATCGTAATCGGTATGAACATCGCGATCGTACTGTGTGAAAGCGCAGGAAATCGCGAGATCGGGCTGAAAGCGCTGTACGACGCACAGAACGCCATGATCGAGGTCGCCGAGCGGTTCCATGTGCGCGATAGCTTTGTTCTGACGGGCGACGAGCTGCGGGCGATGAATGGCGGAATTCACGTTTTCGAGGCGCTTGTCGACACGGTGAGCCGTCGGCAGTACACGCGAGCGTGCGCCGAGTACACGAAGCGACTGAGCGCGGGTAAGGCTGTCCAGATCCGCAAGGGGAAGGCGACAGAGCGGTTCGAACTGAGGGAGGCTGCATGATCGCTATGTAGCATTCGTGCTATATAGCGTGCTATATCTCGTTTGCGCTTCCGACATTGACTAGCTATTATCCCGCTACAACTACAGAACGAGAGGGAACCATGCTAGTCACTGTCGGAGCAGAGAAAGGCGGCGTCGGAAAGAGCACCATAGTTGAGAATCTAGGCGCGCTGCGAGCGTCGAAGGGTCATCGCGTGCTGCTGGTCGACCTAGACGCGCAGCAGACTACAGCGAAATGGTGCGCCGTCCGTACCGTGTCAGGAATCAAGCCAGAGATGCTTTGTATCCCGCGCGGGAAAGACTTGGCGCGCGATCTGGTTGCGCTGCGCGAACAGTTCGATACCGTGCTGGTCGACATCGGAGGGAAGGATACGAGCGACTTTCGGGAGGCGATGGTGCTGGCGGATCGGGTAATCGTGCCGCTGAAGCCATCACCGGCCGATCTGAGCACCGTTCCAGACTTCGCGACGATGATCCGGCGCGTCAATACGGCGATCGAAGACACGAAAGACGTTGCTGTCGTCCTGAACATGGTCGACGCCAGTTCGAACCAGTACAAGCGGTTCCTGGCAGGCTTCGAGCCGTTCCGCGACGTGCTGCGCGTGCTTGATGGCAGGATCTGCGATCGGGTCGCGTTCCAAAAGGCATACGAGGAAGGGAAGGGCGTTCACGAGCTGGCGAGCAAGGATTACGACCCGAAGGCGGCCGTCGAGATCGACAACCTGTACACGGAGATTTTCGGCAATGAATAAGCCCATGCAAGCCACAGGGGCCGACGCGCTGGAAAAGCTGCGCAAGGCACAGGAAGCGATCGACCCGGCGCCGAAGACCGAGCCGGTAGAGCAGGGTGGCGACTGGCGCGTTCGACCGAAGAAAATTCCCTATCGTCAAATCAACATACGAATCCGCGAGGATCTGTACGAGGCACTCAGCGATCTCGCTTTCTACACCGATGGCGAGAGCATGAGCAGCATCGCCGGCCGCGCCATTGAGAAAGAGATTCGCGTGATGCTGCGCGAGCGAGGCGTTAAGGTATGAGCGACCAGCCGGAATTGTGGGAGGAATTGAAGGTCGAGAACCACTGGTTCCACGTCGTGCGCGCGATGATCCAGCGCGACAAGATCGCCGAAATGGGCGTATATGCGTGGGCGGTGTACTGCGTGCTCAAAAGTTATGCCGCGCTCGATACGGGAAAATCCTATCCTGGGCGCGATGCGATAGCCAAGCACGTCGGAATCTCGCTGGATACCGTCGACCGGGCGCTGTCGAAGCTGGACGAGATGGGAATCGTTGCACGAAGGAAACTCGGGCGAAGCAATTCGTATGAACTTACGGAGCAAATACCGATGACCGCGGCAAATGGCGAAATCGCGATGCACGGCGAGGCGAAGTACATCCCGATGCAGTTTCAACAGGTTTTAGACCAGCTGAAGGCGTTCGCAGCGAGCGGGAGTATGCAGGGAGGTCTAGAGGTCAAGATCGTCTTAAACGCCAATTTCCTGACTGGCTCACATGCGACCGTGAACAACTACAATGCGCCGGCCGTCGTCGGAGTCGAAGTTACCCCCAAGAAGTCAGACTGAGTTATCCCATCTAAAGACTTTAAGATATATAGAATCTATATAGTGCCGCTGGCCAGCGGCGTATTCGCCTTGATAAGCCGCTCACCAGCGGCGTATCGAAAAATGATAGGCCGCTCGCCAGCGGCTAATGAAATGTTGTCCACAGCAAGTTATCCACAGAAACGGTGCGTAACCCTGTGCGCAATTTCAGAACGATAACTTCTAATTCGCAAACATGAAATCTTGGACCTACGCCGAATTGACCGAAAAGACCGAGCGCGAGATTCGGGACGCCCTCAACGGTCCCGACAAGGAACTGGGGCGCACGTGGGCATGGGGCGCTTACATGCTGTGGCACAGCTTGACCTCTTTCGAGCCAGGATGGACCCAAGAGGATGACAATCGCCTAGCGAACACGATCCGGGAATTTCGATAAACTCTATTATGTCAAGTGACCAAGCGATCATTTGCTTTTCCGGCAGCATCGTCTACACTCTCGAAAAAACAGAGGAATACAAATGACCGAGAGCAAAAGGCTAGATGTAAAAGTTGCCGCTTTCCTATTCGAACTGCTGGACCCGGATGTCTATGGCCAACTTTGCGCGCCGGAAGTGCGAGATGAAGCGAGGCGGCTTCTTGGGTTGCCGCCTCAAGATGCACTATGCGCTGATGTAGCAACCGCTGACAATCTCTGACGCGCCGTTGGCTGCTGCGCTGGTATTCGAATAGTCGTTGATCGTCATGTTCGTTCCGCCAGGTGCGATCGCCGCTTGAAGCATTTTTCCTGTGGCAGCGTTTTCGCGACCGGCAAGAATCTGAATGCCACCGTTCGTCGATGCGGCAGCGACCGGGATCGTGACAATGGTGCTTGTGCCTGTCCCGACGGTCGTAATCGTCACGGTGACTCGCAGACAGACCAACTTGCCGGCCTGTGAATAGGCGCCGGTCGCGCTTGCTGTCGTATAGGTGCCAGAAGCTGCGCTGACGGTCGGAGTGTACGAAGTGAAGCCAGGCGGAAGCGCGGCCTGAACAAAGGCCGTACTCGCGATCTGCGTTGTGTTCGTCCCGAGCGTAGCAGTGGGCGCCGTCGGCGTTCCAGTGATGACAGGCGACGTGAGCGCGGGCGCGTTGTTATAGACGACGACACCAGTTCCCGTTTCATCCGATAGGACGCCTGCGAGCTGAGTGCTTGTCGTCGACGCGAACTGCGATAGGTTGCCGGTAGTCGCTGCAGGCGCCGCGAGATTCGCGCTGTCCCAAGGTGTCGCACCATTGAAGGTCGGACGGATCGAGAACGTCTGCGCCGCGCCCCAGGTGTTCGCGCCATTCAGAAGCGGAACCGTCGCGCCGCTCGTCCCGGTGTTGGCAGTAGCTGCGGTCCCGAGCCCGAGATTGGCGCGCGCGGTAGAGGCGCTGACCAGATCCGACAGGTTGCTTGCCTTGGCTAAACCGCCGAGTCCGGACAGCGTAACAGTCGACCATGCCGGCGCCGTCGTCGGCCCCGTCGAGGCGATCACCTGCCCCGAGGTCGAGCCGGCAGGATTCAGCAACTGGATAGGCGTCGTCGTGGCGCCGAAGGCCAGCGCCGAGAAAAGCGCGATCCCGCATACAAAGATTCGTTTCATTATTGGTTTCCTGATTGTGCAAGCAATTCGGTTTTTCGATCGCTTCCGGCGCTACTGCCGAAGTAATAAGCAATGACTCCCGTCCATGCCGTTCCAAGCGACCCAAGCATCAGCATTAGAGCGTCGTGAGCGGCAGCCGGAAGCGGGTAGAACATCATCACGGCGAGGACACCGAAGAACCCGAGCGTGACGAATAAGGCCAAGAAAGGCGCCGTCATGCTCTTGGTGCTTATCTGCATTTGCCGCGCGCTTACCCGATCCTGAACGGATAAGCTCGCGAGAGTTTCGGAATTCTTGAATCCAGCCTCGGCCATTCGCGCGGCATAGTCCTGATCGGCTTTGCGCATCGCGGCAAGTTGCTCTGGTGTCGCGCCGCTGATCGCCGCGGCAACTGCGTTTTGGCGATCGTCCATTGACGTGTTAGGCGGCGTTGTGATGCCGAATACAGATTCAAGCGCCGTTACTGCGCCGCCCGCGAGCGGACCGCCAACTACTGAGGCGATCGTCGGCGCTAGTTTCGCCACCACGCCGAGCGCGTCTGACCATCCACTCATTTCAAACCCCCTTGCGCATCATGTCGGCTAGGCGGGTCGCCCTGCCCTTCACCTGGGACGCCCACGCCGAATTGAGCATTCCATCAGCCGCCGCGTCGTACTTGCCCTGGCGCATGAACACGAGCGTGTTCTTGAAGCCGAGCAGCTTCGTGATGCCAAGGTTGAAACACATGTTGGCGAGCACGCGCTGACGGACGTCGTTCAGATCCGTCCACCAGGGCAACGCGCGGTCGAGATCGTGAAAAACGTCTTCAAGATCGTCGTCGAGCAGGGAATTGACCTGAACATCATTGAGCGGGCAAGACCAGCCAGCCGGCATCGGCTTCGCTTGCAGGTTATGGCCGACGCCGACCGTATCGATACCCTTCGTGTCTTTGTAGACGGAGTATCGAACGCCCTCATCGCGGCGCAGTTCGGCAATCAGCTTCTGAAGGTTTTCGTTGTTCATTTGCGAAACAACTTGTCGTAAATCAGAAAGACCGTTTGCAGGATGGTGTAGACGATCGTGATAACGACCAACCAATCCTGCAGCCCATAACCAAGCAGCGTTGCGACAGTCGCCGATAATGGCGGTGCGACCTTTGCTGCGCTTGCTGCTAAATCGTTCATTTCAATTCCCCGGAGGTTTTGCGCTATGTGTGCGCTTGATTTTTTGCGTTACGGACGCGTGAACGATCCTGTGACCTGAATCACGGAACCGTCTGCGCCTGGATAGCTGTTGTCGTAGAACGTAATGACGCCAGTTGCACCGCTGCAAACGCAAATCAGCGCCTTGCCGTTGTTCGGGCTTTCGCGCCCTACAGCACTGCCATAATTCGCGCTGAACGGAGGTGGAAGCGTAAAGCTGATATTGCCGGCCGCCGTCCCGTTGGTATTGATGGTCAGCTTGATTACGAAGTCGATGTTCTTCTCGGTTTCGTAATACGCAGCCGAATTGAGCGTGACCGAAGTGAACGCACCGCTGGCCGGCGTGATAGTCGGAGTCCAGCTCTGCCAGCCGGACGTGAGCGCTTCTGTGGTGCTTCCCACCTTCAGAACCGGAGCGGTAGACGCGCCATACACCTTGTTATTCGCGATCCAGTTGTTCGCAGGCGGGCCCCATTCGGAACTAACGTTGTACTCAGCCACCCCATAGAGCATGGTTCCAATCGTGTTGACGATCGTATTGTTCTGAACCGTGTTGTTCTGGCACAGGCTGCCGTACATCAGCACGCCCGCGCCAAAGCCGTTAATAAGTCCGCCGCCCGTTCCGGTGTCAACACTGCAATTGATGATCGTGTTGCCGCTGATGTCGTTGTTCTGGACCGGGAGGCCGGGGCCAGGAATCGGCGTCGTGCCCGTTCCGAAGTTCGTCGACGCGAGAGCAATGCCAGATGCGGAATTGCTGGTGACGAAGTTACCCTGGATCTTATTGCCGATGCAGGTAAAGCCGGTTGTCTGCGCCGCCAGAGAGATACCAAGATCGGTCGAGAAGCCGGGAATGTCCCATCGAATCGAGTTGTTCGCGAACACGACATAATTCGAGTCCGTGATCTGCATGCCTTCGTCGGCAGAGTTGCCCGAGCGGTTATTACAAGCACGGCCGCCGATGGTCTGGAAATAGCTGATACCGAAGCCGTTCGCGCCATCAGAGACGCAATCGAGAACATCGTGATCCTTGCCGGCGACGATCGAGATACCGTGCCCGCTAACGGTCGTTCCTGACTTGCACTTGATAATCCGATTGCGTGCGCTGTTCAGCCCGGTCGTCTGGAATGAGTGCTGCTGGACCGAGACAACTTCGCAGTTCTCGATGAGCGTGTCGGTATTGTCAAGAAGGAACACTCCTATCACGCCACCTGCCGGCATGTAAATATCGTGGATGCGATGGAAGCCACCTTGCAGCGCGAAGATCGCAACCGTTGCCGAATAGTCCGCAACAGGCAGGTTGAACTGCATGTTGCCGATTTCGACGTTCGACGCGCCAGAGTTGATTACCCAAAACGCATTCGTCGAGAAGCCCGAGATCGGTTTGATAACGGTCGAGTTGCCCTCGCCAACGATCGCCGTATTCGATGGGATCGTGATCTGTCCCATCTGATACGTTCCAGCCGGAACGGTGACTTCACGCCCGCAGTTGATCGCAGCCTGGAAAGCCGCCGTACTGTCTCGGGTCCCAAGCGGATCAGCGCCATAATCAAGCACGTTGATCGTACTGATTCGGTTCGCCAGCTTGGAGCCGCTTGCGACCTTCGCATCCGTTACCGTTCCGTCAGACGGCGCTCCAGCGACTCGCGTTGCGCCACCGCGGATATAAACGCTTTGCACTCCTACAGGAATCGGCGAAATGAAAGCGAGCAATTGGCCGACGAGCGTATATTGTTCCGGACCTTGGAATGCGGAATCGAAGAATACTTCGATGTTCGACTTCGACAGATACGAGTTCGCGAGCGTCAGCGAGAGCGTAACGCCTGGCGTAAAGCCTGCACCCGAAACGAACGTTTCGACGGTTGCACTTGCCGCGAGTGAAGCAATGTCCGCCTGCGTCAGATAACGCCCATCGAGCAACGAGATAGGCAACGCACGCGTAACGCCGTTCGCGTTGCTCCACATCGGCAATTTGTCGTCGGAGCTTACCGACGATGTAACGCAAAGATCCCCGATTGTGGACATTTTTTAGCTCGTAATAGGTTCAGCGATGGCGCCATATTTACCGGCGACCACATCGGTATAGATAACGACGCCATACGGCATCACGTCATGAGGCGTTGCGGTGAACTTCAGCGGCGACGCACTCAGGGACGGGAAAACGATGTCAACGGAAATTGCCGTATGCGCGGCATCTACCCATCGAGGATTAGAGACGGACGTGTATTCCATCACGCGACCCTCACGTATTGCCAAACGTTGTTAAAGTTCGCACCTGTAGTCGCCCACGTTCCAGGAAGCGTCGGCGGATTTACACCCGACGCCGATCCAACGGCGACAGAACCGACGCCATTGGCCTGCTGATTGGCTAGAAGCGCAGCCTGCAAGGTGGACGAAAATGAGGCTTGCGTGACCGCTTTGGACCCGTTCACAAACAGATCCGCTGCCGGCATCAGATAGTTGGCGCCGTCATATCGAACATATCGATCGCCAGCGTTATCAAGTGCGACCGTGCCGCCCTGCGCAATGAGATTGCCATCCGATCGAACGTCACTGGTCGCCACAAGACCGCCAGGCGCCGTCATTGTGACTCGGCCTGTTTCCGTGGTGTTGTTGACATCGACGTTGCGGAGAACAAATCCGCCAGTTCCATTGCCGCGGTTGTTCGTCAGGAATGTAGATCCCGACAGGTCATCGTTCCATGTCGCCCAAAAACCCTGTTGCTTGATGTTGTCCGACTGGGTAGTGATATGCGCCCAATTGCCTCGGACATATTGCACATCGAGGTAATAGCGCGAGCCGTCATTGCCGACGATAATCGTCGGAATGCTTTCGGGCGACGTATTGTCTGTCGGAACGTAGCCATACATCCCGAAGCCAGGAACCCACACTTGATTCGTAGATGATCCGCTGCGCGCACGCAACGTCGAAAGATCTGCGGCACTTTGAACGCCAGAATTGCCTATCGCGATCAGCGCCGGATCGACTTCGTTAAGCGACGCATAGATGATCCGCCCCGCTCCATCCAGAATTGTGATGGAGTAAGGTGCAGGGCAAAACATATGAACCTGCGCACCAGCAGACACAGCACGGCCATGTACGGTGCGGATAGGCTGAGCCAACGCGACCGTTTGATCTGCGTCGGAGAATACTGTGACCGGGTAAGCGACTGGATCGAGGCCAGGCTTGCCGATGTAGATCGAACCGGATTCGAGCGGCTGCCCGTAGAGATCCGTAAAAAAAGGAAGCGCGCGCGCCTCGCTTGTGGCTGCCATAGCAATCCCCCGGAGATAAGCGGAGCGCCCCGAAGGGCGCCCGAGACACGTTGCTTAGGTCTGGTTGAAGAGCATGATGCCGGCCATTTCAGGGTTCGTGACAGACACGCCATAGAACGCGTCGACACGATACAGCGACTTGTACGTCTCGATATGCGCCTGCTTGGTCATCACGATTTCGATGCCCTGGTCGGTCGTGCCGCGCATCACTGCAAGGCCCTGATCCGACGGAACCGCGAGGCGACCCGGCAGGATTTCGACCGCTTCCTTCTTCCAGAAGCAATTCACGCCCGACGTGACCGTGTTCAGCCAGGTGATCGCTGCGCCCGCTGCCGGGGTTGCCGTCACGTTCTTGTACGCGAGTTCCGCGTCCGTGGCGCCCTGACCCGAGATGATCGCCGGGGTGATCTGAACCGTACCCGTACCGCCTGCACCCGAAACGATGCCGACCACGCGGAAGGTCTTGAGCTGGCCGGTGTCGATCTTCGTGATCGGATGGACGTTGTTCACGCCTGCGATCGTGAATGCATCGCCGACCTTGACCGTGCCCGACGTGACGGTGATCGCCAGCGCCTGGATGCGGTTGTCGACGTTCGACTGGAGCGGGCCGCTCGGCGATGCTGCCAGAGCCTTCGGAACCGTGTACTGGTTCGCACCGTTCACCGTGACCGTCACGCCAGCAGCAGCAGCAAGGCGCGCGAGGTAGTCAGCCTTGAGCACGCGCTCGAAGCCTGCCACTTGACGGCCGACCGTTGCCATTTCGTAGGCGGTTGCAGCCTTCTGGCCTTCGACCAGATATGCGCGGCTGGCGAGGTTGCCGGCCATTGCGTTGTAATCGCGCGAACCGAAGACCGAGTAACGGCCGTCGTAGTCGATGCCCGACTCATTCATCAGCGAATCAG